TACTCCTAGCTCTTTCTATTGCCGCTCTTGTGTAAGTTTTATCAAGGGCATCAGTTGTCGCCCCAAGGACATTAGCCACAGCCTTAACAACTGCTACAGTAGACGCGCTAACTTGGATATTCTCGCCTACTGCGAAAGTACCCGTTAACAAAGCAACAGCCATATAGCCAACTGCATCATTACCGGCATAAGAGCCGCTTTCTACTACAGCATCCGCGATGAGTTCTGCTGTGGCGCTAGAAGTAGCACCTGTAATTACGTTCGTATCTACTGCGGCCGTAGTGCCGGCATTAAATTCAAGAATCCAATAAAGGCTTTCGGATGGTTTTGTTTTTCCATCGAAACGCTCATAACCATCGATTCTCCTATAGCCGCCCTCGGGGTATACCTCGTAGTTCTTTCCATAAAGCAAACTACCGGGAGACTGGGATAGCGCAGGATCAGTTAATATCTCTCCCCCCTCAAAAGGGAAATACTTCGCCTTCAGAGAGGAGCCGGGTAGTCTCGCCCTGCCTATAATTTCATTATAGATGCTACTCATTTTCGACTTGAATAACTAATGGTTGATCGCTAGAAGATAATCTCCTCGGCTTCTGAGACGGCAATTGCGAGGACTCTAATTTGTCCAAAAGATCAGCATATTCAGCGGATGCCGAGATCAATATATCCGGGGCTTCCTCTCTTTCCGCCCACATAGTTTTCGCCCGTGCAACAATTATTCTATGGAATTGCTCGGGGATTGGAGAGACCGTGGCGTTTGCCGCCATCCGTGTGGGGGTCTTCCAGTAATCTGCTGTAATTGTGTAAGCCGCATCCGGTGGCGGATTAACAAATATGTTCTGGTTTGGATTAACTATAATGTAGGTCGGAGTGAAATTAGTTTGCGTTCCTTGCCTAAAATTTGTTCGCCAATCAACATAAGACAATGGGTCTAAATGGGTAGAATCATCCGAGGTGTAATTAAGATAGAATGATCGCGTATCCCACGTCCCCAAATCTGTGGGCTTTTGCAGAACAGGTTCTTTGACCCCAGTGGCTAAAGTAGAGCTATATTGCGCCCATAGGAAATCCCAATCTTCCCAAAGCACCTGAACCTCGAAATCAGATGCCGCAACAAAGTCTACGATAACCTTTAGTTGTCCTTCCTGATTCAAGACGGTTGTTGGGCCTGTACCAGACACGCCTACTTCTTGTCGAACGGTTTGGCAAAGTTCTAAAAATGTCATGCAGACTTCCTAAGTTCTAATTTGTGATCCACAACTGCGTTAAACACAGTGTGGGGTTCAATCCTGGCCGCGCATATAGACGCGCCAGTTTCTTCGTCTCTATTACAAGTCGTAAACCCAGCAAGATGCAATTTGTGGCAAGGGAAACAATGAACAAATGCTGGTGTAATCGTGGATGTGTTTATCCAGTGTTTTGTGAGATTTTCTTTAGACGAGTGACTCAACAGGCAAACTTTTGCAACCGCGTCCATGCTAACCGCATTGAGTAATCCTGTTTCGGGGCCGATCACTATATCGGCGTCCTGGGCAAACGCTATGGTTTGCCTAATTGACCATTCACCGCTACGTCTATAGACGCGGGGTTCTTTCTCCCACCCTAGTTCAAGAATTTCGCAAAGGCCGTCACCCGTCATCACGATCCTGGCATCTGGATACTGGAGTAACAATCCAGAAATAACCGCATCCATATGCGGGTAAGCCTTATGGACTGACGATCCAGATAATCCGATTACGACAGTAAAGTGATCATCCCGTATGCCCATTTTTCGACGCTGTTTCCTAACCCACTTTTTTTCAGAGCCGATGGGGTAGAAATGAGCGTTGAATTCATACGGCAAGTCCAGCGCATCATGGATCGCCTCGGAGTAATTCTTATTTAACCGCTCATGGCGTTCTTTGTGTGAGGCATGGAATATGTCATTGATGCCATCCATGCAAAGGAGAGAGCCTTCAATCACACCGCTAAGGTTATACGTCTTATCGAAAAGACTGCCTAGCCTTTCCCAATACGGGCCTAGCTCTTCGTTAGGTATCTGATTCTCTTTCTGGTAGATAAGTTCATCTACATTGGGATCGCTTTTGAGTATTGTTAATCCCGTTTGGTTTACATTAACGCAAACCTTATCCCATTTCTCTTGGAGCAGGGGGAACAAAGAACTGGATTGGGCCGCATCCCCGTAACCGCCATAACGGATTACAAGGACTGAATTTTCTCTCCTACCACCTAATTCCTTGTCTGTAAGCCCTTGCCAATTTTTTGGTGGAATATGCGTTATGTTCAAATGGGAACGCAACTATTTGATGCCTCGTCCCATTGATATCCAGACCTCGCATTGCATGAGGCCTTTTGTTCCTCAATAGACTGCGGTGACTCATCCCCCCGCTCTGGCTCTTTCAGCCCCCACCTCACTTCCAACGCATCAAGACGCTGCTCTATCTCAGTTGGGTGGTAAGCTATTCCTAGTTTATTGGCAAGCCCTTGGACAAATTGGGCGGCAATCCCTACTGGGTTGGAATATAAGAGACCCCCCTTAAACTGAAACCCTTTCTCATTAACCTCTTTAGAGTTTCTTTTGCCCATCTCCGAGAGATGCGCGCCATATGTACTTTTGTAATTGTTAATTAATTCTTGCGCTTCTCGTTTCGTGGCATTGTCTTGCTTGTCGTACTTCAAGCCAAAGACGGTCGTACCAGTTGTATAATTGTCTAAAGACTTTTCAAGATTATTAAACGCACGTTCAGTCTGCGCGTCTTTGGCTTGGTCAGTGGCTCTTGGGTCATGGATAGCACTGGCTGTTTTGTCAGCCTGCCTAGCGAGTCGCGCTTCTTCAAAAGACCAGTCTGGGCGCGACACGTTACGGTAAATCGATCTGGCAACGTCGTTCCGTGAACGAGCAAGTTTTGCTGCGTTCTCCGCTGCCCGTACGCTATCAGTATAGGCTTTATTAGCCGCTGCCAATTGAGCCTTTGCTTCCTGGTTAGCCGCGTCCGTGATATCCTTAGCCCAAGGGTGGGCATCTCGCGCTATAGCCTTAGCCCAAGGGTGGGCATCTCGCGCTTCGTTCTCCGCTGCCTTTGCTTTAACTTCTGGAGTCAATTGGTCCTGCATGACCGGCGCATCATCATCTACATACAACACCTGCTCTGGCGGGGAGTCTGTGCGCGACACGGCGGCGTTAGCGTAAATCGATCTGGCAACGTCGTTCCGTCGTTGCGCCTGCTGTCTCGACAAATCTTTTGCTGTGGCTTCTAGTGAGTGCATCAGTGGAGCGCCAGGAGGCTCCTGGTTGCTAACAAAATTGAATCCAGAGTCTTGAAGTGCGGCTTGACTATCCCTATCTTTTTGAGACTCAAGGCGATCCAAGTCTTCTGCTGTGAATTTTTCTGAGTGCATCATCGGAGCGCCAGGGGGCTCAGAACGATTATTCCCCGCAACCACAGCAGCAACGTATGCACCTATTGCGCCATTAGCGTCTCTTGCAGCCACTCTATCGTGTTGAAAAGAGAAATCATTTTCCCTGAAATTATCGTAATTTCCAACAGATTGCTCCGCTGTACTCCCTTTTGTAAAAGAAAAATCTGGATGACGGCCTTCATGCGCCCCGGTGGGCCTAGAGAAATCCGCTTCCTCAAAAGTGTCTACTGATGCAGGATCATTACCAGCACCGGTTTCGGCAGTAGAACCCCCAGCGCTTGGGGCAGACGGGTCTATCAGCCCCCCACCATTGGGAGCGCCAGAACCTCTGTGCCCCGACTCTGCTACCCCATGTACACTGTCATCAGCCATAGCGTGATTCCTTTATCTCCCGAAACGAAGTGGATGCGGATTGGTAGGCCAACTCCATTCCATATACTCTGGTAAATGAATATCTCTAGGGGCAACAACGCCCGTCTCCCACTCATCACCTTCAACATGATGCGCCGCTAATGGCTTGGGATCATATTCATATACATCAGATGACGTTCCTATATCTCCAGACCGAAACGCAATGTCTGACTTGTCGATATCTGGAACGTTCTTCCAAGTATCAACCTCTTTCATTTTGGGAAGAGGCGTCTGTACTAAATTTCTGTGTGCCATATTCTTTGTCCAAAGAAAAAGGGGGCCGAAGCCCCCCGTTCCTTGTTGGTGGTTTATCCCTTGGGACTGTAATCCAAAGTGGTCCCCATAGGGGCTTTAGATGCCGTGCCAACGCCTTCCGGCTTTTGACCCGGGCCTTTGGAAGCAAGACCAAGTTCCTTCATCGAAGCCGTGATCTTCTGTTGATCAGAAAGACCAGACTTGACACCTACACCTTGAGTTGATTGAGCCATAACTTAATCCCCCTAAGCGGCGCTGTCCCACATGACCACTCGGGCCTGTGCGGCGACTGTGTGAACCAAACCGGCACCACCAAGGTAGTACCATGCAATACCCCGCGCACGACCGTAATCGGACGGGATTTTTCCCCGAATCTCTTCAGGGATTGCAACTGCTTCTGCAACAGTGTCTGAACCAAAGAATATAGCCCAATCGGACTTGCCCTTAGTCCAGGCACCTGCCGCAGTACCCATACCAGTCGCTCCACCGCCCTTAGCGCGATACGTCTGCTCTACGAAGCGGACACCCTCGTAACGACCAGTTTCACCATTACGGATCAACTGAAACCCAGACTCGACATACTGATTGATCGTCTCCAAGTTGTTCTTGAGTGTGCGAAAAGTTGTGGGCCATGCGAGACAGAAGTAGTCGTCTCTCTCGTAAGCTGGTATGTTGCGCTCTTTCATCACATCAACAATTGCTTTGATATGATCTTTTCCGAGAGCAACACCGTTCGTAGACGTAGCCGTACCATTGGTCGTCAACACAACCGCATCGGTTGTGGTGGCGTCCGCTGTCGGGCCAGCCGGAACTACACGCAGTTTAGTTGTATCGATCTGGTCTGCGACCAAGCCGTCCAACACTTCAGCGGTATCAACTTT